TACACGACGCTCTTCCGATCTCTGCTATAAGCTCACTCGCAAGAATGGCTTATACGGCCGAACTAGATGTTCAGCAGAAAACACATACTCTTCCATTATGTTAACGCAAGGCTCGAGACGGTTATCCGTTGAAGCCTCACCTTTCGGGGTACTGTTGTAACACCGTACTCAGTCTGGGTATCGTTAGGAAAGATTGTATCAATCCATGTTCTGTCCTTGTTCTTAAGAACACTGGACAAATAACGATATGGGCACGCCCCATGCGTTTTAATCCTCTCGGGTCTTACGACCCAAACGTCTTGTTCTTTGTAGGTCCCAGCCTCGTCAGTTTCTAGCATAGGATGATGGTCCTTAGGATCTATATAAATCCCGAGAACCTCCGAAGTACCAGAAACGTACGGGAGCTGGCCAAGGACTGAAGTGAGACACGCATAGATAACGCTTGATGCACTATAGAGCTGTTTATTTACGAGCTCCCTCGCATGACGTTCTAGCGCGAGTATCGCACGCACCTCTTTCGAAGAAGTGTGCGTGCATCTCGGGTCTTCATTAAAGAAAGACAGTTCCAGTTTATTTACATGTAGACTGGTACCAGCCAACTTACAGCGAACAGGCGTAACGTCATTTCCGTAGAAATAGTCTCCACCACAGGACTCTCTGAAGAAGCTATTAGTGAAACTTTTGTTAAGATTCACTTTCAGGCCAACTAGAGTCAAAGCCTTAACGGCCTCCGCATACCAGCCTTTGGGAACGATTATATCGTCACCGTAGACATACACTTTGCTTGAAGCATAGCGGTAGTCGACGTTAAATCGACGAGAGATCTGTGTACAAATGGCGAGGTGTATAACCAAGGCCATCGTAGGAAATGTGAAACCCGATCCCATCCCAGCTAATTTTCTAAGTTTTCTGTACTTTCCCGACGGAAGTCGGGCGAGTGTAGATCTAAAACGAAGGATTTTGTTGAAAGGGACAAACCGAAAGAGGCGCTTGACAATATGGTAAGAAACCATATCACTAGCGTCCGATAGGTCGAGGGTTGCATAAGAACGATCGATTGAGGATTGGTGGGCTAATCTGCGATTAATCTCCTGACTAGCAAAGTTGATACGATGTTGCGTATCCTTTTCAAGGCAATCAGTAAACAGGTCGAAAAACCCTAACTGAAAAATAAGCTTTGAATAAGGTTCACGGCAAATTACGCGAGGACCACGAGAATCCTTAGGTACGAAAAGTACTTCAGAGAAATTCGGATCTTCGTTCCGAACTAGAGCCTTAGGTGCCCGATTGTTAAATCGGAAAGCCCAGGCTAAGTTCTTGGCCTCTAATGGTACGGATGCAGGAAGATAATTCCGCTCATACCATTGGTATTGGTCGTCGTGAAACTTCGACCAAAAGTCAGAGTAACCTGAAAAGGTGCCTGACCCAGGACGCGCGTGACTGATAATATCGTCATACGTAATCTTGGACGCACGAGGGTAATAGGTCTCAAAATTGGACCTCATCAGATCAACGAAGGAGACGTCGTAATCACCATCTGTAAACACAGCGTTATCACCGTCGATGAACTTTTGTTCAGCTCTCTCAAGCTGTTCATCAGTAAAATCGAGTGATAACTTATAAAAGTATTCACATGCCTGGCGAATGATCAGTATGGATACTGGATCGACGTCAGGTCGCACGACAAATTTATTTTTGTCACGCGAAAAGGAGAAAAGCTTCAACAGGAAACCCCGAAAAATCACGGGGAGCCCTCTGTACTTCGTTATGGCGCTTGAAAAATCGCACCACTCTCCTTTCTCTAGGCACATTATAACATGCTTTGAGAAGGCAGGGAGAAGTACAGTTACGACATGTATGCCTTCGTTACGAAGGCGTTTCATGATGTACGAAGTTGTCGTTTTGTCAACTCCGAGATCATCAAAAAGTGCCAAAAAGAGTTCTGAGTAATCTAACTTCATGCCCCATTACGGTTAGTGAGTCAACTGATAACTGACAAACTGTTCGTACGGAGATAGAAGTGGAAAATCAGGATTCGCCCATAAACATCCGAGAGACGGTGCTCGAAGTGATAAATTCACTAAGATCCGTAGCTAGGCTGTCAAGTTCCGCTGGCGTAAAGTCAGACGGAGGGGCCACAAAGCTTAATGTGACAGTCGCCGTTTTACGGACGCTGCCAGAGCCTAAAGTGACGTCCTTCTGTAGAACTCGAGACACACTGGCCCGTAAAGGGTCAGTTGACAGTGAGTTAGCGCCTCTGATAATAAAAGAATTATCAGGCTGGCCAAAAGTCACAGTCGAGCGAGTATATTTCCCGGTAGACCGGGGCTCGTATGTCAGAGTCTGGGCAGTGATAGTTCCGAAAGGCATGAGACTATGTGGTAAAAAAGGCTAAGGTAGGTTTAATCATCTTCATTATCGAAGAGCCAATCGAAATGGATTGGAGGAACCGCACGCCGGAGCTTTTTATTTGCCAAGTAAGCCATATTGAAGACTTCTTCAAACGTAGGAAGTTCGAATTGTGGCAACGTAGCCTCAGGGGCGACTAAGACAGACGAATGAGGGAAACGATAGTAGGTGTTATATTCAAATGGCACCTGCTTGGGTACGTACTTCCAGCTAGCCCAACTGGGGGCACTCATGTGCCCCGTTGTGTTGACGGAAGCAGATACCCACCCATCAAAATAGACTGCCTTTACCCAGCCGCCACGGCGAAGTCCTTCGAGGAACTTACCGATAGGGAGTATATAGTCAACTACGAATGAGAAAGGCACAAGTTCCCAAAGTGTGGCAACATCGGGGTGAAACCCGATCCTGTCTAACAGAGAGGAAATAAGCAAATCATCGTAGTAAGCTTTCCCATATGCGTGATATTTGATGGACTTTTTAACGTTCCACCACATATTAGACCATGGACCTCCAAAGTCTTCGTATGATTTTTCGGAGACATCGTAGGTCGTGGCCTCGTACTGGGTCCCATCTATGGACTTGGCGATGTTTTGCAAAGCCTTAAGTCCGCTCTCGATTTCTGAAATCAAGGGAACGATGCCCCAAGTGATTGCGCCATATGAGAGCTGCCGCCAGAACTTCCAAGTTAACATAGCTATGATCTCATCCATCTCCGCAAGGAGGACGATGATGTTAAGCTCTGTTGAAGTAGGAAGGTTGGCCCAGTCCAACTCCTTGAGTGGGGGTGGTGCGTAAAGAAAAGGTGGAATATCCTTATTCTCTACACGTCCCCAAGGAGGGGCATAGTAGTGAAGGGCCCGCTTGCGTTTTATGTGCTTGCAGTACCCGCCACCAGGATTCATGTCCCACATTGTCTCGTTAGTTTGTGTTGAAGGATAAAGTTGCCATGTACTGCTCCCGTTAGGGAGAAAGCGTAGGTATTCATTAGGCCTTTCACGATAACGAGGTGGCATAGATGATTCGATCGGAGAGAGAAAGATCGCTTTAAGGGGGAAAGTATTCCCTCAGGCGATCAGAGGTTGGTATCAGTGCACACCTGTGCACAACGGAGTTCCCGTTCATAGGATCGACAACGATTCTACAGAATGTAGCTGTAGTAAGTGCGTGTGCTTGTTAAGCAACAAGCCCGAATCTTACCCGGTTGCCCTGCGGCTTGTCCGTGTACCAAGAGTTGGCTGAAAAG